TAGTGGCTCCGAAGGTTGGGGTCGAACCAACGGCCAATTGATTAACAGTCAACTGCTCTACCACTGAGCTACTTCGGAATTATAGTTTCCTTCTTCGACCGGGATCTCCCAATCCTTAATGACTTCAGGAATTGCCATTTTGCACTCTCTCTGGGCACCATTCATTCATTTATTTTAGTTGGGGAATGAAACCCAATATTGGAGCCCTCTATCCGATTCGAACGGATCACCTGCTGATTACAAGTCAGCTGCTCTACCAGAATGAGCTAAGAGGGCGTTACTCTTCCATAGGGAATAGTTTATATATAACTTCTCCACAAGCCTTTGCGATCTCACAATGCTCAAGCTGAGTACCGTTAGAAGAACGTAGATCAATATAATGTAACCATGATCGTAGCGTACCATTTACATATAAACGAGACTTCGTAAGACCTTCAGGCAATAACGCTCTTGCTTGTTCCTTTGCGATACCTAAGGCCAATGCCTCTTTATAACATTTGGCAGCCATATACTCTACTCGGCTTTGAATCCTAAACCATTCATGCGCAATAGCTTCATCATCAGTCACTACAGAATTTTGCCTGTTCTTTTCATCTTGTAATCGAGCTTCACGCTTCTCAAACATATTATCAAAGCCTTCATCAGGATTTGCATATCGTTGAGAGAACTCTTGAAACGTAAATGATCGATGGCGTAATAATTGTCGTGCAATATCGCGAGTAGTATCGATCTCTAAGCAAACATTGACCATCTCTAAAGGTGACCAATGTTTGTGCTTAATAAGATACTTAACTAGCTTCTCTGAAGTCTCAGTATTGTTTTGATTACTGGGATTCGATACTCGTGCACAATACGCAACAAGTTGAAGCATATCATTTGGTAGTTCACTATCATCTGGTACTTGTGAATAAGAAACTAGATTTACTTTCATTTTAGCCTTCCTTACGCACTAGGGTATAGATTCCCCAAAGGAAACCAGCCCATGCTGCTAGCTTAGCAATACCACCAAACAAAATAACAGAACCACAAATTATAATAAGTGATGCACCATCAAAGGTAGTTCTTTCAGTAACTCTTTCTTTTAACCAATTTAACATATTTTCTCCTAGATTTTAAAATCTTTAAATGTGTCTTTATTTTCGTTGTTTCCCCACGTTGCAATAGGCTTATCAGGAATAGCCATGTCTTGCATGATATTATCTTGAGCTGATTCTTCTACATCATATAGCTTCATCTTAGCTCGATCAATACCAATTACAAAACGTTTGTACTTAGTCGGATCATTATAACGATTCTTTAATTGTTTCACCATGATCTGATTAAGCTCCTCTAGCTCTTCTGTTGAAATAAGAGCAAACATTAGATCGGCCGTTGCTGGCAAACCAAATGATTCAGAAGTATCTTCAAGACCAACATCAGTGTTACCAAAGCCTGATCGTGTCGTTTGAGTTGCACTCATAATAGGTACATCAAACTCTACTGCAAGACCACGTAACTCTTCGGCAATCGATTTGATAATCGTATAGCTGTTTGCTGAAGTATTCTTAACTCTTGAAGATGAACAAATGTTTAGATAATCAATGAATATCATATCAGGTGTAAAGTTCTTTTTAAGCTTTAACTCATTGAGTAGAGCTCTAAAGTGACCAACATGTGCAGCACCTGTAGGATATTGTTTAACGATCAGTTTACCAATAGAACCTTTTGCAATCTTTTTAATCTTTTCATCAAAGACATTCTTAGGTAACTCGGTTAACTGCTGAATAGGTAGATCCATTAGATTAGCATCGATACGTTCTGCAATACGTTCCTCTGCCATTTCCATTGTAATATACAATACGTTCTTACCTTCACTTAAGGCTGATGAACTCATATGACACATAAACAATGATTTACCAACACCAGTACCAGCCAAAGCTATATTAAGTGTTTTGTTCGGTAGACCACCTTTCGTCATCTTATTGAATATATCAAGATCGAATGGAATCTTCTCTTCTTCGTTATTATAAAACTCATAACGTGAATCAGCATCATTAATATAGTCATGACCAATTGCCTGATCAAAGGATACACCCAGAGCTTCTTGTAGAATTTCTGGGATAGCACCTTCAGTCATTTCTTCGTTCTTGCCATCAATAATCTGGATAGAGTTCATGATGGCACCATAGATTGCTTTATCACGGCACCACTTTTCTGATTCAGTTATGAGATATTCTGTATCGATATCAGACTTGACTGAGATTTCTTGAATCAAGTCATGAGATCGAGTAAGTACTTCATCTGGAGCTGAAACCTTTTTGATTTCAATATCCAACACTCTACTCGTAGGTAACTTATTATGATCGCGGACAAAGTCTGTAATTAGATCAAATACAATCTTATGTTCGCCGTCAAAATATTCTTTCTTAAGATATGGTACTACCCTCCGACAAAAGTCTTCGTTATTAAGTAAGTGGTTTAGTATATGTGTTGGGATTTCATTTTTCAATTAGTTTATAGTCCAAAGTGTCGTTTAATAGTTGCTAGCTGCATTTCATAGTGGGTAAGCATATCAATCTCAACTTGAATTGCTTCAATATAATCCGAACATTCAGTAAAGCCAGCTGGATTATTTAAAAGTACTTCAACATTTAACTTATGCTTAGCCATATTACCTTCAGCATTCATAATAAGGGCTTCAGTCAGTCTGGATAACATCTTCAAATTCTCCATCTTCAACTTCGTCTTTACTGTTAATAACATGAGATAACACATCACCTAAGTAATTTTTAAAATCTTCATTTGATTCAAGTTCATCCATTTGAAACTTAGCTGGATCATTGACTTGATATGAAAATGCTAGCGTTGCGATTCCGGAATCAGTATTTTCTTTAATAGTGACTTTGCCGTAAGTCACAACAACATCGGCAAAGTCACCACTCAGAAGCTTGACACCATATAGTTCAGATAGATTACTTTCAACAAATTTGTAATCACCATCTAATATAGTATTATAACTCATTTTCAGTTCCTTGTACACTGTTATTTTCAGCTATTTTAGCGTTAGCTTGTTTAGCACCAATTTGGTATTTTTCAGTAAGATACTTTTTAAAGTCTGTATCTTTAAAGATAGGTTCCCAAAACTCTTGCTTGAGAGTCTCTTTTTCCCTAACTTTAGGTTGCACCAACTCACCAGTACTGCGATCAACACGGCAATACCAACCGTTGCTAGGCTTAGCAACATAGTTCCCATCAAGAGCAACATCAAGCAAACCTGAATAAGATTCAATACCACCGTCCCAAGAGACTTGAATAGGCACTTTAGATTTTTCTTTAACAAACCTTGATTTCTCCACGTTAATTACAAAGTCATAACCAGTCACTTCAGTACCAGTTTTGTTTTGGCGACGACCTAAGATCCAGATGTTATCGGCTGAGTAGTAGATACCTGTACCACCTGAAACAACTGCTTTAGGGAATAGACCAATCTCTTGATACGTATGATTAATAGCTAGCAATGGAATGTTACGCATTGTAAGATATGGTGTTACCATACGGAATAAACCCTTAAGAGCTTTAGCACGAGACATATCAGCAACTGATTTCTCATCTTTAGCATCTTGTAATTCTTTCTTAGAAGCAAGGTTACCAATAGAATCGATTACGATAATCACATTATCTTTACGTTCAATATTATCCAATTGACCAACTAGATCAAACTTAAGTTGTTCAACATCAACGATAGGAGTATGCAATACACGACTTGTATCGATACCAAACGTTTCGAAGTATGACTGAGGTGAACCAAACTCGGAATCATAGAATAACAATACTGCATCTTTATGTTTTCTTAGATATGCTCCAGCCATCAATAAAGCAAATGATGTTTTAAAGTGCTTTGATGGACCAGCAAGTACAGTAAGACCTGATGATAGACCACCATCTGGATCACCTGATAGTGCAACGTTTACCATTGGTACATCGGTTGCAACTTGATCTTTTACTGAAAAGAACTTACTTTCATTTAGAATCGAAGATTCCTTAATCTTAGAATTCTTTTTCAATTTATCCATAACGCTCATATTAGTACTTCCTATTATTACGTTGATTAATTGGATTCTCAGCATTCAATCGATTTTGACGCTTTAACGCTTCTTTCTTCTTACGCTTACGTTTAGCAGTTGGTTTTTCATAGTACTCTTTCTCTCTTGCTTTCTGCAAGATACCTGCTTCATCGACTAGCTTGCTGAACTTACGCATTGCCACATCAAATGGCATAGGCTTCTTGTTCTTCGAGTTTTTCGGATGTAAACATACACTAGGCATTTATATTTTCCTTTGTTTTCATTTATTTCTCTTTCTGTTGTGGTTGATAATTAAAGTATATTATAACATAAAACTATCTAATTGTACACCGTTATTTTCATAATCATAGGTGCGTTTCTTGTTGTCTTCAACTAAGAACTTAGTCTCAATTGAATCAACAGTATTACCTTCAAGCCACTTCTTAATCATACGAGCTGGATGTTCTGCTGTTGTAACAGGAACGTTCTGGCATATATGATTTAGATTAGCCTTAGGGTTTATTAGATTGAAATCATCTGGAAGCTTCATAATAGACATTGCTTCTCTTACAGTTAGATATCGATCTTCGTCAGGGTGACATAGATTTGTTGGGAAGTGACCAACGAAAGCACCAATATAATCCTTGGGTATTTCGGTTGTCTTACGCATAATATTACCACCTGCTTTAAGTTTGTGATACTTACGATCACACTTAGCAGCTTCATTATCATATCCATTTGCACGCATCCATTGAGCAACGACTTTATAATTCGTATGCTTTTCTATTTCATCCATTGGATTTGTAGTCTTTTCGATCTTATCTTGGAACTGAGAATGTGTAATACCACCTTCGATTACTTCTAAGACATATCGATAGTAAGGATTCTCTGATGGGATCTTCTCATTAGTCAAGATATTCATTGGATCATCTTTGCGTCTTTGGATAGAACGAATATGATCTTCGATACGAGTGTGCGGATTCGAGACGTAACCAAGGAGTGGCACTTGGGTTCCTTTCCAGAAAAAGTAGAAAGTTCTGTCTCGAACTTGCGATAAACCATGTAATATGCTCTTAGTCTTATATATAGAAAACGTGTACCCATGATGCTCAGCAATCTTACGTAATTTTCTAACGACTGGTTCGCCCATCTTTGATGCTAGTCGAGGAGCATTCTCACCCCAAAATACTTTAGGTTTAATATTAGCAAGTACGTATTCAGCTGATTCGGACATCCAATCATTTGCAGCGCTATTTGAATTGGCTTGTGGAGATAGAGATGATAACCCAGCGCATG